GTTTGTATGATTATGAGACGGACGGCGCAAGCCTGCTGGCAGAAAGCGCCAGAACGCAGGTATGCAAGTTCGAGGAGATTAGCAAGCACCTGGCAGGCGCAGAGGTGGATCTATGCCTGATGAACGTGGAGGGGGCCGAATTTGATTAATCCTTAAAAAGTTGAGGGGCATTTGCGCCCCTCAAGTTGCGGGGAGGTTAATGTGCGGACTCAGTCCAACGGAATGATACCGCGATAGCGCCGGAAGTGACGCTGACGCCGCCGAGATTTACACACAACTGCTCAGCGACACCGCGAAGTGTTGGCTGCTGGGAGTAGCGAAGCTGCGAGAAGTTGAAACTCGCAGCACCGCCAGCAACCAACGCAGAAGTTGTGTTCAGCGAGATCGTAATTGCATCAACACGTGTCGCCGTAGAATCGACAGTCGGGTTGGCGGTGTATGCCGTTGTAGTGGCCGTAGCCGCCGAGTTTCCACTGTCGATTGCCGCCGGGACCGGAAGTGCAGTCGTCGTTGCCGCCGTACCGCCAGTGTTAGCAACCGAATGCTTGGTCAACAACACTGGAAGGGTGACAAGCGTACCAGCGTTACCGCTGACACGGATTTCTTCAACACGCACTACCTTCGTAGCCGAGCCGGTGATGCAGGCAATGTCAGTGGCCGAAGCCGCCGGAACAATGCCGTATCCCATGGCTGCATACGTCGAAGTAGTGGCAGGAGTTGGGCACGACACGCCCGGAGGCGGTGCAGTGCCGATGCCACTGACACCAAGACAGCCAGTGTCAGTGGCATAAGCCGAGCTAGCAAAGCCAATGGCGAAAGTAAGAATGAGGATAAGCTTCTTCATGTTATTTCACCATTAGTTAGAGATAACAATGCCAGCAGGATAACCACCCAGCACCGCATTCGACTGCATCGGCTGATCGGAGCGATCAAGAACGATATTGGCAGTTACCGCGCCTGCGGTGGTAGTAGCCGTGCCGACGGTATAAACCAGCTTAAGGAACCGCGGCAGTGCCTGCCCAGCAACGGGACGAGGCATGTCAATGTTCGCAAGCTGTGCACCGGCGATAAGAGTCGCAAGTGCATACGTCGGCGAGGTCCACATGGTAGTATACGAGCCCGGCGAACCGGAACCGTTATCAGGAGCACCCTGCAAGGCAATGGCCAAGGTTGCCGCACCACCGGAAGTGAAGGTGGTAGAGACCTGGGCCAAGATTTTCAGCGCCGGGTCATCGCCGGTACCGATGTCACGCGCGCCACCACCATTGGCAGAAGTGGGAAGGCCACTAATACCGAGGTCGATGATGTTGGTCGAATCCGCAGAACCGGCAGCCATAGCCAACGACTGAGCGGACGAGAACTGGAGGAATGAGTCGAGGATCATGTTACACCACCCGTGCTTCGGTGTTGAGGATGGCGTCACAGGTACGTACCGGTACGCCGCGGAAGGTAGTCACGACCTTACCATCGAACTCACGAAGCTGGAGCAAGACGTTGGTCTTGTTCATGGCCTGCAAGTCGAGGTAGGTACGCAGAGTGCGATTGACATAGATTGCCATCTTGCCCATCGAACCTTGGATAGTGGGAGCGTCCGATGTTTGAACAGCGGCCACACCAGACGGCGTCGTCGGGAATTTGTACAAACCACGAACGATCAAGTTGATGAGGTTCGCGGCGCTAACACCGGACAACAGCGTCACGTCAACGTTGGCGATGCGGGAGGTATATCGCCAGTCACGATTTGCAAGACCAATTTCCCACTTGAAGTGGTCGCGGTAGCCTTGATAGGTATTACCATTGCTATCGGTAATCGGCCATTCACCCATATCCACATGCTGGAGGCCGGTCATCTTTCCTTTCGGGAAGATGCCATGGATTGTGTCCGCGCCCCAACACGTAACCCAAATAGAGGTATTGGTGGAACCGGTACCGCCGGCGTCAAGGACGTTGGCAGCGGTGTTGGAGTTAGCAGTGGACAAGGTAGAGTAACGAGGCGCGAATCCGGTGAAACGCTCCGGATTCGTGAACTGGTTGCCGTACATTAGAGTCGAAGCAACCTGCTGCGACATACCTTCGAGGAAGGCTTTGACTTCACTCAAACGGAACGCCGCGGTGTTACCATTGAGATTGGCGATGTCTTTATCGACAACCGCATATACTTCAAGATTACCACAGGTGTCAGTGATCTGCGCCGAAGTAGATTTTGCATTCGGGACACCAGCATTCAGCGAGCGCCAAGTTGCCTGAGGCAACCCGGTGCGCAGCGTGGTCTTGTGCCCGGTCGGGAGATTACCTTCAAGGACAAGCATGTCCTGAAGAATTTCATTGGTCTGAGAGAGGATTTCGATGATCGAGGCAACCCGATAACCGTCATCCATACGCTTAGCCCAATCCGCATAAGTAAGAGCTGTGGAGCCTACGGTTGACATTTCATGTCTCCATTAAGAGGGTTTACGGTGGTTATCCTAGGTCGTCTGAGCATTGCTTTTCATCCACATCTGTGGCCGACTACGGATTGTTTGGGTACATGGCTTTGGCGATGGATTCAGGACGGGCTGTCGTACCTTGTCCTTTTTCAGATGGGCCATTACCTTGTACGAATTTGCCTTCGGTTAGACGCTGCGCCATGGCATAGAACGTCCGTACGAAATCGGGGTTGTCGCCAGCGCCGGTGAGGTCCATCGCGGCGCGGAATTTGTTACCACCTTCGACTCCAACAACCGCGTCGATAGCTCGGCCAATGGTAGTTTTGACTTCCGCGGCACGGGGACCGATGTTTGGATCGGCCATAATCTCTTTACGCCACCCATCGCGTACTTCACGATAGGCATTGTACGATGCCTGAGCCATTTCTGTGGCCTTGGTTGTATAGAAGTCTACAAACTTCTGTGCCACAGCCTGAGACATATTAGCCTCTTTAAAAAGATCAGACGCGGCTTTCAACGTAGCTTCATCCATCATAGCGCCTTCTGGGATGGTGAATGGCTCGTACTTTTCCGGAGCGCCTTCGGATTTAGACTCGTCTTTTTTATCGCCGGCATCTTTGGCATTGAGGAAAGATTTATCATCTTTGCCTTCAGTTTTCTCTGCTGCCTTCGCAGCCTCGGATTCATTCTTCGGCGTCTCCGTCGTCGTCGTCGAAGTCTCCGCCTGAGTCTCCGGCGTCTGACGATCTCGCGCGTCGATCAACTCCCCTGTCTCGGTTCTCGCTTCCGCGTCGGTCTGCTGTGCTGGCTCGCTCATTTGCTTCTCTCATCATTAGAATGTAGCTATCCGGATCGGAAGAAATTAGATCGGATAGATACTGCTGGCCTACGTTCATTTCTCCACAAGCAAAAGCGGTAAGGCGATCGTCTGTGGTAAATGGGTTTTGGTAGATATGACACCGAGTGAATAGATTGAATAGCCACCGCCGACCTTGAGTACTGTTGGCGATATATGCAATGAACTCACGGTCTTGCCGTTCGGCAATTTTAGCTTCCTTCTCCGCTTTGCGAACATCCTTGCGATCGCCTGCATTGTATGTCATGGGGTGATGCCTGTCATCGCCTGCAATGCGTTAACGCCACCACCAACATCTGCCTGTGACAATGTCCTTGCGCCTTTGGCCAATTGCTCAGCGATTGCTGCTTGCCGCTCCTGCTCCTGCGCCTTCGCGCGCTGTTGTCGAAGTTGCGCAACTTCCTCAGGCAGTCTCATCATCTTCGGATCATTCTGCATGAGCTGACTAAATTTGTCAATAGCAAAATCAATATTGATATTGTCCATGACCTGCGGGTTTACACCAGCGAGATTGCCAGCAAGGCTGAGTGTGCGTTCAATGCCACTCGATGCTGCAGCCTCTTGGGCTTGAGCTAGCATTGATTTGAACTCAATTGACATTTCCATACCAGCAATCTCCGGCGGAGGCGGTGGGAAGATACCGGCACGTGAGGCGATGGCATAGATGCGTTCGACGGCGACGCTAAGAACCTCGTTGTCAATGCGTTCTACAACTGGGCCAAGCATAACCATGGACTCGGCCTTGCGCATATCCCATTCAACCGCCGTGACGTTAGAACGGGTTTCGAACTGCGATGCTACCTGAAACATATCATTGTAGAATGTACGTTTGATCCGGTCGCGGATTTCTTGCAGATCGCTGACAAGTTCATTGATCGGGAATTTGGTATCATATACGCTTGAGAATCCCGGCTTGCCGCTGGCGCTATAGCCACTGACGTAGGTGATGCCTCCAGGAAGAATTGAAGCCGGTTGGTTTTGCAATTGCATATCAGCGACGAGTGGTGGGTTTACCATCTTATCAATAGCTTGGCCCTTGCGCTTAGTTTCCTGTTGAAGTTGTTTCACATCGCCTAGCCCATCCATCGCCGGAGAACGGCCGTACGGATCATTGCCGGTTATATCCCAACGACCGACGATATTTGGCCGTTCAAAGAATCCGCGGCAGGATAGAAACTGTCCATCAGTCTGACCGCCGACTTGACTGCTATTTGCTGAGCCAAGCTCCCAATAGCATTCGCGCATAACGAAATGTTTTGGAATGTCAAATTCGTCGGCCTTACCATCGTTGTTTGGTTCAATGGCGTGGGCGATGAGAATTTCTTTATTCCGCCCGGTGCCATCCGCAAGGTTATATTGCGTACGGACTGAATCGGATACGTTGTCGATTCCAAACCACTCAACCGTTGCACCGACAGTTAGAGTAAACTCGCGATAGAATACCGATGTGCGATACTTATCGTCGATGTCGATATAATACTCACCGAGGCAGGGGTTGTAACAGTTTATGACATTATCGTAATCTTCATAGATTAACATCGCAGCGGTGCCGAATACAACAAGATCGTGGTAGAATACCGCGATAGAGTTGTAGAAGTTCGACTCCGAAAGGATCAGATACATAATTCGTTCATTCTCGGCCAACCACAAACCAACCGCGTTGGGAGTTGAGTTGTCCATATAACCGACGCGAAACTTAACCCATAACCGCGTTGGTGATGATTTGCCACTAAGGATGCCTGCCGCGAGGCTACGGGCCGCAAGCAAACCTGTGGAGTCGATGATTTTGTTATTAATCGGCACACCACGATTCAGCTGGTTCGGCGCCATCAACCAACGGTAGCGCCGCGGAAGATAGTAATCAGCGAGCTCACGCCAATGAGTCCACCACGAATAGCGTGCGATGCGCAGGGAACCTAGGCGCCCATTAACCCAACGGCTGAGACTTTGATTCTTGTACATTTGGTTCTTCCGTCGGTTGGAACAATAAGTTGTCGGCATGAAGCATCGCCGCCGCCATGAGAATGTATTTATCTCCAATAGGCGGCATCGGCGCGGAGGCTGGTTGTTGCTGGTTGTTATCCGGGATTTTAACCATTGTTATTGGCCCAATAACGTTTTGTTGCTAACGTTGGCCGCGTTCGGGATTGTGTCAGTTCCCATAAACGTCGGTCGTGGCTTCTGCCGTGGCTTTGATCCAACTGGCTGTTGCGCTGGAGTTGGTTGCTGCGGTTCAACAATCGCAGGCATTGATGGTGTGTTGAAGGCCATTATCCAGCCATCCTTTCTTCGGAATAAGGATCGTATTCGTGTTTGGCGGTCGCTTGGCGATCCTTAGCATGGATGCCGCCTGCGTTTAGATTCTTAGCGATTGGATAGGCAAAGGTCAAGGCCAAGGCATCTGCGCGGTCTGGCGATTCAACGCCACGCGACATCATATCTTCCTTGGATTCGAGAAGAATATCGCCGTTTGGTTTTATGGAATATGTGGGGCCAATGAGCTGGGCTTTGAGTTCTGGATCGAAAGGCAAAGCGCCTGTGCGAATCCAGTGCCGCATAGCTCCCCACATCGCGGCACGCTTGTTAGCGTAGCGCTCTCCGTCATTGCCCCAAACCGAGCCCGAAACGTCGTCTTTTCCGCCGAACTGAACATCGTAACAGTGGAGACGAGCATGGCGAACGTTATCAACCACGCCGCCGCCAATACCACCACCGTCGATAAAGATTCCGTCTGGTGCAAGGGCATGATGTGATTCCAATATTTTAGTCGCGAGTTCAACGGTGTTTAGGCCGCGGAAGAATTGCCACGGTATTGTGCGAGCATCGCGGCCCTTGCGATAGGCAATGACAGATTCGTTGGCGCCATAGCGGGCCACGTCGCAGCCAAGGGCCAACGGATCATAAAGAGCGGAGGTTACTTCACGGCTCATAGCGGCATCAACATCGGCCGCGGAGATAAATTCCATTTCACCAGTACGCGGGAACTCGCCAAGTACGCGGATACGCACGAAGTCGGAGTCGATACCGTAGGTGTCGATCCAACGTTCGATTTGTTTAGTGTTTGTGATGCTGCCACCAACCGAACGAGAGTCGATCTTCGCAGCATTCCAATACTTGGCGAAGCGGCCGGAGTCGAAGCATTCGCGAAAGCGCCCGGAGTTGCGAGTTGGGTTGCCGAATGCCAGCCACATGATTTGGGTATTTGCGTCAGTAAGAGCGCCCTCGGCCGTTTCCCAAATAATATCCGGGATGGCAGAGGCCTCGTCCATAACCAGCAGAATGCGCTTGCCTTTATTGTGCAATCCGGCGAATGCCTCGGTGTTCTTGTCAGACCATGTAACTTGGTCAATGCGCCAAGTACGTTCACGGGTCGGGTCCTTTGACATTAACGCTGTGGCGGTTAGAACAAATGACTCGTTCCCGATGAACATATTGAACCACTTACCAAGCTCAGCCCATGTTTTCGTTTTAAGCTGGGTTTCGGTATTGGCTGTCACGACGCCACGAGTGTCGGGGAAGGTGGTCATGGCCCACAGAACAATCCATGCCACAAGGGCAGATTTGCCAATACCATGGCCTGAGGCACGGGCGATTAGGATTGCCTCAACACTAGTCAGGAGACCATCGCGAATGTCCGATAGAATCTGAACCTGCCATGCCGAAGGTCCAGAGTATGCTTCAAGCGGGCCGGGCTCTCCCCAAGGAAAAGCCCCGAGCACGAACGCAAGCGGATCGTCTCTGCATTCGGCTAGCCACGCGAGCAAATCGTCATTCACAATGGTCTCCTAGCCTACGCGCCGACGTAGTGATTGGGGCGGGGTCACGTCAACCAGAGGGATAGTTGGCGACCCCGCCCCCTGCGGTTTGCCAGACTCAACCGCAGTTCCGTTGATGGTCTTGCCGCTGCGCTGAATTGCTTTTTCAAGCTTGGCGGCAAGTTCCACATTGACATTAACTTGTGTCTGACGTTTATGATAGCCGAAGCGATCCGCCGCGTCGCGAGAGATAGCGATTAGCTCACGGGTTGTGAGGGTTTCACCTTCTTCATCCGCTGCGTCCAGCTTATCGGCAATCATGCGTTCGGCTTTCAGCATATTGCTTGTCGCCATCTGCATATAATCGTCGGCTTCTTCGAGGAATGACTTTGTGACAAGGTTACGGTAGTAGGTGATTAGTTCTTGAAACGTTGGATCGGCCACAAGTGTAGCTACACGAACATAGCTGTAGCCAGTACGCTCTGCGACTGCGGTGTTGTCTAGACCGAGGGCAATGAACCGTGCAACGTTGTGGTGGCTATCGCGCAGGGTTTTAACAATAGGCTGTGGCCCGCGCGCCGTCATGATCTCGCTGAGATCGCTAATGACGAGGTCCTTCACGGAAGTGATGTTAACATCCGTAGCGGTTCCACCGGGTCCAATTCTCATAGCTGCCGCCTTGCCATCTTTCGTTCATCTGGCGCAACGATTCCCAATGTGATTAGCAATCCCTTTTCATCCCTAGGATTATGCTGCACATTGTGCTTTGGCCGATACTTGGCGATGAGTTCTTGTTCTAGCTCATCTGCCCGGTCACTTGAGCACGGTTGGATGAAGAATTGATCGAACATAATCCCCTTGTCGTCGATCCACGCTGGCGATGGTGTCTTGCGCCGCTTCGACTTCCAAGCATTGCGGTGGGTGTAGACACGTTCGAGGAAGCACTTGCTTTTGCCCACATAGACAATCTTCTGGCGCAGCGACAGGATATAAACCCCGCCGCGTAGCATAATGCTTGCCTCATCAAACCCATCAATCTGCATGGCCCAATCTCCGATCTTCGCCTACCACCATAACCCAAATCGCGGTGAAAGTCAAGCCCCACCACCAACCTCCCACGACCCCAATTTCGAAAAATCACATTTTGTGGTGAGAAGTCCCCTGCGCTCATGTTGGATGTGAAATTTTTGCCTGGGGGTCGTCGGATAGGGGTCCCAGCACGATTTGACTCGATGATTGTAGCAAGCGGGCTGGCGTGGCGGTTGGGCTGTTGGCAATAGTTGCAGCGATGACAGGGCAGGCTATCAAGGCCGAGTGCATGGTGCATTACGCAGTGCCAGCGACCCCAGCCTGATACAGAGTCTAACCCTACCCCGTCCCCGTAGCTCCCCCGAAGCTCCGTGCGACTATCCCTAGTTGCCTAGTCGGGTTGAGTGGCCGCTTGTCTCACTCCGCGCCTGTATCCGTGCTCCCCGCTCATCATATCCTTCCGCCTCCGTCTCTCTTCGCGGTTTCCTCTCTTTGTCTCTTTCTGGGTCTTTCTTAAAAGCTATTTTTTTTTTTTAGAGTGAGAGACAACGACGCACACCAAGAGACAAGGAC